TAAATGGAAAATGAATAAGAATCAAGTGGACAATTGGAGAACAGATACCCAAGCTAGACTAGAGGAATTGACCATTATGAGCGCCAAGCAAAATAGTGATATTCATTATATTAAAGAGATAGCTGATGAAATTAAGAATTTAGTTAAAGAACAAAATGGCCGCGTAAGAATTTTAGAACAAAAAACTTCAGCTTTAGAATCTATAGGGTCTGTCATTTCAGTTGTATTTGGCGGTCTTATAGGTTGGCTATTTAATACGAAAGGGTAATATGGAACAAGCAATTGCGAATTTAGTTGAATATTGGGAGCTGTATGCTATTTGTCTATTGGTAGTGGATAAAGTAGTGGCATTAAGCCCAAGTGAATGGGATGACTTAATTTGGACTTCTGTAAAGAAGGCTATATATAAATTAGTGGGGAAATAGTGAGCTGGTTAAGTAAAAAATTAAAAAAAGTAGATGTATGGCAACTAATTGAAAAGGAAGTTGCTAGGCATGTTAAAAAGTACGATATTAAGGCAATTCTTATCAAAGTTGGTGACATGGCTGTTAAGGCGAGCCCAAACAAAGCAGATGATATCCTTTGGGGACAAATTAAAAAGTTCATTAAAGATGCCAAGATTTAGCAAAAGGTCTAAAAATAGATTAAATACTTGCCATTCAAAGTTACAAGAATTATTCAATGAGGTTGTTAAACACTTTGACTGTACGATTATAGAGGGACATAGGGGTCAAAAGAAACAAGATGAAGCATATAATAAAGGGAATAGTAAAATCAAGTTTCCTTACGGTAAACACAATGCGTCTCCGAGTGTTGCTGTGGATGTTGCGCCATACCCGATAGATTGGAATGACCGTGATAGGTTCCACTACTTTGCAGGGTACGTATTAGGAACGGCGAAGCAGATGGGTTTAAGGATAAGATGGGGCGGCGACTGGGATATGGATACCCAAACTAAAGATAATAAATTTGATGATTTAGTTCATTTCGAGTTAAAGGAATAATGCCAAAGCAGATATATAAATTAAATGATTTTTCTGGTGGTTTAAATTGGAATAAAGACCCTAGAGATATAGCAGACAACGAACTTGTACAAGCTGATTTTTGTTATTTAGATAGAGTTGGAGGCATAAGGGGAAGTGGGGTTTTTAATCCTGGAGGGCAATCGGTTCCACCGGAAGGAACGCACACTGTTGGTGGCGGTTATTACTCGTTTGAAAGCGACCATGTAGATGGATCATCGGCAGTACAGATTGGTGCTCAATGGCTTTGCACCGTTGATGGACTTGATGGGACATTTGAGGCAACTGCTATTGTAGGCTCTGAATATACTGCGGCGACAACCGGAGTTGATCTTGGAGCGGTAGATGCACCGTCATGGACTGCAAATCAATTAGCATTCGGTAGTGGGGGAACAACTATTTCCAGAAATTCCGGCGCTTATTTTGATGCTTCTAATATTGAAAGTGGAGATTTTATTCAAATAAGTGGATGCACTACCGATGTAGATAGAAATTGCTATGCATTTGTAGGGGCGGCTGGCTCAACGAGGCTTCAGCTTGATGGAGTAGGAATAAGTGCAGTTACTTCAAACGAGGCTGGAGCTCCAGTTATAAAAAGACTAATAAGACCAGTATTTTTTGATAACAACGACGATGTTAGAATAGCTGATGCTTCTTTTTCTGCTGGAACTCGAAGGAAAAAATATTCATATGTTAAAAGAACTCATTTTGATGGTGCAGCAGGGGCAGAAGACTCTTATGATAATTGGTTTGCTAATAATTGTGACTTAACTCCTCCAACTGAATTAGCTATAACTGCTGATTATCCAGCTGCTGGAGTAGGATTTAGATTAACTGCAGCAACCCCTGCAGGTGGTAGCTTTTTAGCAAAAACATGGCAGATAGCAGGCAGTTTAATATATGAAGACGATCAAGAGTCATTATTATATATCCCTGCAGCTAATCATGAAATAACAACAGCAGCAGACGATTCTATTGATCTTGATATACGGGCAACTCCTCCATTTGACGAAAGAGTTACCGGTGCAAGAATTTATATAAGAGAAAGTGGATCAAGAGATGCTTGGTCTATGCTTGTTGATATCAGCTTAAGAGAAGGCGTTAGGGCAAAATTTGATTCTGAGTATACAGCTTGGACAAGAGGAGGTTCTGATACTGAAGTATATGTGAATACAACACTTATATTAGCTGAAAACTTTGAGACATATTCCATTATAAATGGGTTTGCTCCAGATGAATTTAAAATTGACTTACAGGCTACCGGAGAATCATATAAAGATGCTATATTGGCTAATAGGCGTTGTTTTGTAGCTAATGTAAAAATGCTAGACCCAGAAGGAAATGGAACTAGTGATTTAATTCGTATGCGTGATAGAATTATGTATACGCCTCCGGGAAAATTTGATACATTTCCAAGAAGTTTTTTTATAGATGTAGTAAGAGGTGACGCAGACGAGTATACCGCTTTAGCATATTATGCTGATAGACTATTCGCATTTAAGAAGAATACTCTTTATATAATTAATATATCTTCACCATCTCCTGCGAATTGGTTTCTTGAATCAACGGAGAGAAACAAGGGAGTTGGATTCCCATGTTCTGTGTGGACTGCTAAAAATGGAATTTATTGGGCAAATTTTACAGGTGTATTCTGGTTTAATGGTAGCGATGTAATAGATATTACAGAAGGAAAACTACCTCAATCTAGTTATATATCTGGAAATAGAATGGCGTTAGGTTACATGCCTCTTGTTTGGTATGACTTTGAAGTTAATTCACTTTATATTAAAAGTAACGCTTATTCTCGTGACGATAGAGGCGGTTCTCAAACAGCAGATAACAGAGGAACTTGGGTATTTAATTTTAATTCTGGCGGATGGTCAAGATTAAGATATGATGCATTTGGAACAGAAACTTTAGAATATTATTCAAATATTGTGGTGAGAGCTGGTACCGTTTTTTATGCAGGTTCCATTACGCAACAAGAGGGCGATGGAAGTTTAGATATAACATCAAGTCAAGGCTCCTTTGAAGATGACTTAAGAGCTTCAAATGCAAGTCTTGTAGCTGACAAACAAATTGTCAAAACAAAGGATATTGATTTTGGGAATCCAGCTAAAATTAAAAAGGTATATTCAGTAATTATAACATACAGAGCATCAGCTGCCATGACAACACCAGTGTCATACGCAACAGATGGTGGAAGTAGTTATACAAATTTTACTGGTAATTTTTCAGATACTGGCGCAGGAGCCTCTACTGAAGATTGGGCAAAACTTAGAGTAACACTAGCTGCTCCTGTTGAATGTCAAAGTTTACAAATTAAAATACAGAATACTGCGCAGGGTTCGTTTCAAATAAATGATATTTCAATAGAGTATAGAATGATTAACAAGAGAGTATCATGAGTAGTATAGATACAAAAATAAGAAAACTTGAACATACGAAACGTGGGCAAGCAGTTGGAACAAGACAACAGCCAGCTATAAGGGAAATGCAAGATGGCGACGAGCGTGTTGTTCTTGCTGGCGGAAACACATTAAGAGTATACAAAAAAGAATTTGGTAAGCTTTGGTACTCAGAATTTACAGGAATATAATATGGCAAATTATTCATCATTATTAGCCTCTATAAGAGGAGGAACAAGCGTAGGCGCTAAAAAGGGTTCTACTGGAATAGATATAAAGGCGGGTCAAGACCTTTCTGTGTTAAATAAACTTCTTTCTTCACTCGGTGACGTAGAAGGAGAACTCGGAAAAGAATTCGTTGAAATGGAGACCGCTAGAGGCAAGGGGCAATTAGCTGGAAGTGTTGTTGGAAGCATAATTGGATTTATAGCTAGCGGTGGAAATCCGTGGGGCGCGGCTGTTGGAGGTGGTATAGGCTCTTATGGTGGCGGTCATTATGCCACCCGTAAAGATGTATCTGATATAATGCGTCAAAAAAGAGAAAAAGAGCGACTTCTTAGCCAGCGAAAAGATACAACGTTTCACAGTTCAAAGGAAGAAAGCGCGGAAAAATATGGAAAAGATATAGGTAGATATATTTCTTCAGCAAATACTCAACTTAAGAACAGACTTCTTAAAAATGCGCTTTTGGATGCAGTTGGATCATATCTTATGGCGGGAAAATTTAAGAAATGGGATCCAAAGGGAACTGGCGCTACTCTTGGAGATTGGATGAAAACTACAGGCCCAGAGGGAGATCCTCTTGGTGTAACTGGTGGTATTAAAGCGTATTCCAAAGCTGCTAAATCTAAAGCTATGACTGACGCTGGTCTAAATGTCGGCAGTAGCGCTTTGGGTTTAGCTGATATACCTGTAGACCCATATACAAGCAGTAAGCATATGGGAACTGGGTCGCTGTTTGACCTTGCAGGAAATTACGGTACTGGAGCGGTGATGCCAACTGGGTTATCAATTAATGATTTACTTGGATATGACCCAGCAAAACATATTTTACCATCCCCTACTTCACCATCTACCAGAAGAAAACCACTGCTTGAATCTATATTCAATGAAGAAGAAAATTTATTATCAGATATTTTTAGTGGACAAGGAATTATACAAAGGTAGAATTGGTTTGAAAATAAAATTTAACATCGAAAGGAAGTAAGTAATGAGTATGCCTTTTTATACAAACAACTGGAGTGCTTTTGGTCTTGGGAACTCGCAGGGTGCTGGTTCGGTAGACCCAACAAGAAATGCTGGAGATATTACTAAGACTGGAGAAACGCCACCTGCGCAAACGCAAATACCGCAAACTCTAGCGGATGCGCTTGCAGCTATGGGTATGTCAGATTATTCATATATGTTTAGCGGAAAAGGCTCGGACATAGGAAAGAAATTGGGGCTTACGGCTGAGCAAGCGAAAAAATTTGCCCAATATTTAACCCCATTCCAAGAAGGCCAATTTGGTGATTTGCTTAGCGGTATACCGGATTGGCAAAAAGAGCAGATGGGTATGCTACAGGAACAAAATCGAATCGGGCGTACTTCAGCAACGTCAGATTATTTTACTGGTCTTGGGTCTGCGCAAAGCCAATATGATATAGGGACTGAAGCTACAAAATCAAAATTTGATCTTGGGAGTACACAAGCCCAACAAAGATTTGGTCTTGGAACATCTAGGGCGAGAGAATCACATGGGACTAATGTAGAAAATTTAAGAGCAAAAGCTTTCCAAGATATGCTTGCGGCTGGAGGTGTTGGACAGACATTTGAAAGCTCTGGGGCTGGGAGACAGGCAAAACAAACAGCAAGCGATATACTTGGGACTCAATATGGAGGAATGCAATCCGGACTTCAGTCAACGCTGAGGGGGCTTGGTGAACAAAAAGCATCAACATTGGCTGGTTTGGGGCTCGAAAAAAAGACTTCATTGGCTTCTCTTTTAGAAACACTTGGGACTTCGAAAAGTCGATTAGAAGATACGAGAACTAATACTTTAGCCAAGCTTGGATTGTCTTTTACGGCTGGTAAAGCTCAGGTAGAAGAAGAAGCAGATGCAAGGCTTGGGCAGGCATACGGACTTCTTTCTCAGTATATAAAGGATGTATTAGGACTTGGCAGTCAATGGGCTGGATATGATCCCACTGGTGGCACAGGTGGTGGTGATGGTGGCGGTCGCTCTGGTGATCCCGGTGGTGGCACAGGTGGTGGTGGTACCGGATTACTAACTGGAGACAATGTAGTTGACATATTAGTCTAGAAATGAAGTAGTATAATTAAGGAATATCATGGCAAACGGTGACTTAGCAAGAGCATTAGCATATCAAAGTAATTTGCAATCCGATACAAGAGCTCTCTTTATGCAGTGGATGAATAATGTAACGCAATCTAATGAAAGAGATAAGCAAAGATTATATGAGAGTACTATTCGCGATGAAGATAGGAAAATATCTGAAGGTATCCGCGAAGAAAATAAAAGACAATCTTTATCTGAATGGAATCGCAATGAAACTCGCTATCAAGATACACTAAGAAGGCAAGGGAAGATAGATTCTAGGAATCAAGATGTTGGGCTTATTAATCAAGGTTCTGAAATATCGAGTTTGCAAGGGCAAAAAGATTATTACAAAAAACTTATAGATTCTAAGGGATTAAAGTCTATTCATGGGATTAACTTGGCAGAATCTAGAGTTAATTTTCTTACTGGAAGAATTGCAGATGCAAATAAAAATATAGGAACGCTTAGTGATATAGGTATGGAGAAATATTATGTTGACCAAGCTTCGAATTTCTACATGCAAGGCAATGACGCAGCTGCTTTTAATATAATAGATAATCATTTTAAAAACAGGTTTAAAGACCCTCAAACTTTAGCTGCATCACAATTGTTACTTTCTAATATCAAGACGGACAAAACTTCTTTAGGTAAATTGGTTGGCGTTTTTGGTGAGGACGTAGACGCTGAAAGATTAAGGCTCCAAAAGTCAATAGATGATAATACAAAATCATTTAGAAAGTTATACCAACTTAAAGCACCATTTGATTCTAAATCTGCTGAACTTAAATTTAGTTCTAATTTTACAAAGAGTCTTGTGGATTCGGGTTTAGATAAAGAATCTTCGAGTGAGTTATTTAAAAAGTATGCAGATATAATAAAACCTTTTAGGGAAAAATATTTTACTGGTGGATATACGGAAGCTGAAATAGATTCGGCAGGCCAAAAGATTATAAATGATATTATAACAAAAGAAAAAAATACTCTACCACCAGTTACCAAGACTGGCGAATGGGAAGATATGGTTCCAACGGCTGGACAGGTTGGTGCTGGATTTCTTGGATGGCAACTTACTAAAGAGCCAATAAAAAAAGCTGCAAAAGTTATTGGAGACAAGGCAGTTGCCGCTGGTAAACATCTACAGTTTGTGACAAAACTCCCGGGACAGGATATTGTTAAATTTTTAGATGAAGTGGCAATGAATACTCCGGGGAGAGCTGGAACTATGATGCCTAAAGTAGAAAAATTATTAGATAAAATAAATGAGCTTTCTGGGGAAAAGAAAACTAAAGAAAATATATTTAAGATGAAAAAGTTAAATACAGAGCTTGATGATCAGATTAATAAAGTTAAAAGAAATTTAAGAAAACGTGGGGTTTCTACTAAGATGAAAGATGCCGATATTGAAAAATTATTAAGAAATCCAAACAAATGGAGACTTGCTGGTGTCAAAAAGCATATGATTGATCTTAGGCCAAAAGCCGCTGGAGCAGTTAGAGGTTGGGGCGTATATAGCGCTGCAAGAAGAATAGGGGAAGCGCTTGGAGATCCAACTGGAGGTGTGGCTACTGGGCTTGGAGCCGCTAGCGCTGTAAAGGGAATTAAATCACTAGTAAAGAAAAAAGGCAAGAAATGGACTTATAAGAAACTTGCTCCGATAGTTGGGAAGACTCTAGCAAAAAGAGTTGCCACTGGCGCTATTGCTGGATTGGCTACTGGCCCCGGTGCTGTTGTAACAACTGTTGGTGGAGTTGCTTTAGGGATTTGGGACTTATATGACATTTTGTTCAAAGGCGAAGAGCCTGCAGAGGGGGAACTTGCTTCACGGGTAACAGCACAAAGTAATCCCACTCAATCGCAAATAGATTCTGCGCAAGTAAGAAAAGATTATCCAAATTACTTCATTCCGGCTATAAAATAATATGCCTCAAGAAAATTTCTTTAATCTTTTTTCAGACACGAATGAAGATGAAATATCTTCTCTTAGAACATTTGGAGAAGGAATTGAATCTGAAAACTTATTTGATATATTCACAGAGTACGAGGATAAACAAAAAGCCAATAGCCCCGATTTATGGAACTATATTCCAGATTTTATAAAAAGAGGATATAACGAATCTATTACAGGTATGGCTCAACAGCTTGCCACGGGTGAAGCGCCATTTGATTTAGAGAGTTACAATCCCGGAGTTCTTGGAGACATAGGTGCTGGTGTAATAAGTTTCTTTATGCCTGCTGATATAGGTTTGTTTGCAGCAGGTGGAGGAATAGGTGGTCAAGCTGCTAAAGTAGCTGGTAAAACTGCTTTAAAACAAATGATACGAGCTGGCGTGAAAAAGGAATTCGCAGAAGATGTTCTCCAAAAAGGTATTTCAACTTTAGCTGGTAGAGCTGGCGTGGCTGCGGGTTCTGGCGCTGTTGCTCTTGGTACTTATAGTGGCATAGCAGATGCAATGGCTCAGGAAATAAATGATAATGATATAGATTTCGGTCAAGTAATTGAGGCAGCCGGTAAAGGTGCTGTGTTGGGAGCTGTTACTGGTGGTGTTGGTGGAAGAGCAGCTCATAAGGGTTCGAGTGAATCTGTGCGCATAGCTCAGGAAATAGCATCGTTTGGTACTCTTGAACCAGCATTAGATCTCAGATTGCCCACGCCTCAAGACTATCTCCATGCAAGCGGTATGATACTTGGCATACGTGGTGCTAATATGGCTATTAAAGGTGGAGTGAGAGCCGCTAAGGGCGAGCCAATAATACAACCTAAGATAAAGGCTAAAGAAGCTTCTCCAGAATTTATAGAGGAATATGCAAAAAGGGAATTAAAATTTACAGAAGAAAGCGCTAAAGAGGGACAAGTTTGGACTTCAGAAAGAAAAGGATTTGAAAAGGCTGAGATAGTTAAAGAAGGAGAAACTGCTGAAGGGTTAAATGTATTTAGAATTAGGAGTATTGACTCAAAGAAAAAGAAAACTATTTCACTTGGGAAAGCTGAATTTTTTAAAGAATTTGATTTATATAAAGAGGGAATGTCCCCCGAGGCTTTACGTAAAAAGAGGGTTGGTGAAGTAGCTGGGTTAAGTAGGAAGCTTACTACAGAAGAATACGGATTTGATAATAAATTTCTTGCTGAAAAGAAAAAGCATATTACCGGGAAGAAAGATAAAAGCACTAAGGACATGAGTCCTCTAGAACTTTTTAAATATAGAAAAGCACTTCAATATGAACAACAATTAGTTGATATAAAAAAACATGCTAAAGCTGGCGGTCTTATGGAGATTGAGCCGGGCAAGACATTGATAGAAAGATTGCTTCCAGAAAAATGGGTGCAACCAATGATTTCCGCAGAGGCGAGGCTGAAGTCAGGCGAAGGACAAACCCTTGGTGTTCGTTGGATTCCACAAGCGGATGCAAGAGCAAAAGAAATTACAGGAACTTTCGTGGAAAAAGCTGTTATTGAGAGTGGGCTTAGGAAATTTAAAAGACCAGAGGAGGTAGCAGATGCTCTTGAAGGTAAAAAGGTAAGTAGAGAGGCAGAGGCAATAGCTAAAGAAATTAGAAAGTCTTTGAAAGAGGCATTTAAACAGGCCGAAGATGCTGGAATAGATGTCGCTGGATACATAGAGGGATACTTTCCTCGCATGATGAAGAAGAGTATTCAAAAGATTATATTTGATGACATGATGCCGTTTTTGGCCAAGAATAAAGCATTTCTTGAAAAGAAAATAGTAAAGAAAAGCGAATTAAATATGCTTAACAAGATTGTCGAAAGGGCGATAGCGGCGGGCGAATTTTCCAATACAACCAATAAGGCTCTCAGTCGACTTGTTAAGGAAGGTAAGCTTAGTTATAAAGAGGCTATGGAGGCATTGAGAGAAGACGTGTTTGGCGAAATGTATTCTCCTTTTGGCAATTTGGAAAAGAAAAGAAAATTAAAACTTCCAACTGATTTTTACGAAAGAAATGCTACTGAGATCATTACAAGGTATTTTGATAAGTTTGGAAGAAGGATGGCAAACGCTGAAGTTTTTGGTAACAAAGGTGAAAAGGCGAAGGCTATGTTGGATAGTCTTAGATTAAAAAATCCTGCTGAATATAGAGTGTTAAAAGAATTATATGGTAACTTTACAGGGTTG